AGAAATTGTAGACCCTGTAATTGTAAAAGCTGAAATCGGTTCTTGGATCACAGATGAAACAGAAATAATTACTGATGCTTCGTTTCCTGGAGACACAGCTGTCCCGCCAACCGTTAAGTTAAACGGTCCTGGTGTTGATCCGGTGAACGATCCTGATATATCGTCCAAAATTTGATACGCGCCCGTTTGGGGCGATTTTCCGACGTAGGCCATGTGTTAGTTCCTTTACTCAGTTGGGATTGGATTGTCAGTCTTCACTTTTGCTACATGGTCTTTCCATGTAGTAGTACCGTCTTTTTCATCGTGGTACTGCATGTCGAGCTGGCTATTCCAGTCACCATAGGCGTTTCTTCTTGCACCTCTTGCAGCGTTTTGTCTTTCAGACAAATCAGCAGCAGAGTCTACAGAATTCAGTTGATCGTCAGTTGGTTGAGCCACGCCAGAAACATTCCAGCTTTTTATGTAAGGGCCTTTACCGTCTGAGTCATCCTGAAGCAAAACGTCTTTTGTAAAGTCAACAGATGCCACGCCGTTGTCAGCGCAATACTGCTTTACTTTGCTTGATAGTGATGCCATAGTTTTTACTCCTTTGTTGTTATATTTAGCATATTATATGCTAAAATTCTAGTTAATTTATACTCCTATAACTTTGTATGCTCCCCAAGTACCAGTATCTTGTGATGGGTATGAACCTCCATTTACAGTTACGGAACCACCACTATTTTGATAAGCATAACATTCTAAATAATCATCGTCATCTAATGTTACTGTTATTCCTATAGCTTTTGTTGTAACATTAGTTATAAATTCTGTACTCTTGCTAATAAGAGCACCATTTAAATAAAAACCTATTGCAGCAGCATAAATATCATTTGTTTGGTCATATCTAAATTTTCCCCAAGCCCAATATTTACCTGCTACTGCAGGGGTAAATCTATATAAGCTGACATCATACGTAGAATCCGTATCAAAAACTTCTGCATCCATTTCTAATTTTACCCAAGTAGCATCTGCTATTGTTTGATTACCATTCATATAGGCTTGAAAAGCTGGAGTGTTAGCTAGTCCAGCGCCCGCTAAAGTAGCAGAACCTGTCCCTCCAGAAGCTACTGGAATCGTTGGTGCTATAAAATTTGTTCCGTCTATTTTACTTAATGCCATAATTTTCCTACGTTATTAATTTAAATCCTAAAAAATTAGTAAAACTTGCGTCTATATTTTGTGTATCTCCTGATGTTTGATGTGCATAAACTTCAATATAATCACCTGCAGATAAATCCCATGCATAACTAACCTCAGCAAAAAGTTCTGCATTTGTTTTAGGTGAAAACCTACCTACATCACATTGTTCTACTCTGCTACCATTTTTCCAAAAACCTATAGCAAAATCTTCTTGATCATCAATACCTGGACAAGCAGTTTTCGCTGAAAAAAAATACACGCCTGCTTTTCCAGAAGGAACAGTAAATTTATAATTACTTGTATCAAAAGCTGAATCAGTATCATAGTATACTGAATTCAATTGTAGTTTAACCCAAGAAGCATTAGCTGCAGCAAAATCACCAGACATATATGCAGAAAAAGTTGGAGCGTTTCCACCGGCCGAATTAACAGCCGTAGTCATTCCTGAAGATAAAGTAATAGCTCCAGCACCATCACTCGTGATGATGTCGTTGTTGTTAAAATCTTTATATTCGTTTACTTTAATAATTGATCCCATTATGCTCCTATTAATTTAAACCCTTCAAAATAAATGTGTTTGTCAGATGATTCTGCATTTGGTGAATTTTGTCCATCATCACAATTAATATAAATTTCAACATAATCACTAACTGATAAATTTAAAATTTGAGTTAAATTTACCCCTACATTTCTTTGTGGATAACCTAACCATCTTTGTTGTTGGTTAGAATATATTGTTCCATTTACATAAATACCAATATGGATGTCAGATGCACCAGCAGTGTTATGAGCTGTGTCTATATTACATCTAGCACTAAAAGAATATTTTCCAGCTTCACCTGCTGGAACAACAAATTTATCATTTACATTATCATATCCACCACCAACATCATAAATTTCTGTATCAAACTGTAATTTGGTCCAAGCGTTATCAGTTAACGCTTGATCTCCAGAAGCATACGCAGCAAAAGATGGAGTGTTAGTTAAAGCTCCAGTAATAGTAGCCCCTGTAGAATCTAAAGTTACACCTGAAGGAATGTCAAAAGTTTCCCCAGATACACCAAGAGTTACTGTTCCTGATCCAGATATCGATTGTATGTTTGTTGTTTTAAGTGTTCCCATAATCTATTCTATAATTTTGTATCCATAAAAATAATTTCTAAATATTGCATTATCTCCAGAGCCTTGTGGAAAGTTTGCTGTTCCACTATCAGCAGTATTTAGTTTTCCATAAACTTCGTAATAATCAGTAGCATTATGAGAAATTATAACACTAAAATGAGATGACATCCTATTCCATGGTCTTGAAGAATCCTGTTCATCGTCAAAATAAACTAACTCTGATCCATTTTTATAAAGATAAAAATGTTGTTCAAAAATTGATGTTTGAGCATCATAACTCCAAGCAGCCGCCGCTAGAAAACTTTTTCCAACAAATCCTGGGGTGTATCTATAATTACTAGTGTCATAATTTGATCCTGTATCAAAAACCTCATTATCATATGTAATTTTTGTAAGTGTCATGTCATTCATACTTTGATCGCTAGAATGTGATGCAAAAAAATTTGGAGTATTAACAGCTATTGTTTGTGTAACCCCTGATCCTATTGAAACCGTATCCCCTGAAGAGCCTATCTCTAAACTTGTTCCTGATTGCGGGTCTAATTTATCTACAAATAAAGTTGCCATATTATACTATCGTTAAAGTTCCACTTACTGTAACAGTGCCTGTCATACTAACAGGACCACACAACATCATATTGTCTGTTGCTGCAACAGTAATAGAAGTTGATATAGTTGCTAAATTTTCATAGCCACCATTGATTGATTTTATCATTCCGTATTCGATTGAATTTTCTCCAGGTGTAGTCGTACCTACAGCTTTACCTTGGTATACTACGTAAATATTATTAGTGCCTGTTGGAGGGGCTGCGGTAAAAGCTAGAGTTGTTCCACCTGTTACTGAATAAGCTGAAAACGGATCCTGACGGACGTTTCCAACGTAAACTTCAATTTCGTTAACATTTCCTACAGATTGAGAAAGTGTAAAATTTGTAAGTATATTATTACCACTGTACTGCGAAGAGTTCATGGTTAATAAATTATTTTTTGGGGCGTTTCCTAAATAAGCCATGATTCCTCCTATGTACTAATTTGATCAACTACACTAACTATTGTATCTAAAGATGAAGCTGTATCCGATTTTGCAAATAATTGTTGTCCGTCTTGTAATACAACCTTACTACCACCATCCATTAATTCTAATGATCCGCCGCTTACAATGGGCGCATTTTTAATTAGATAAAAATTATTGGTATCTGTAATATAAACCTCTACCTCAATAGTAGAAGTGGTAACATTAGCTAATCTTAAACTGACAATACAATCATAAGTACTCGAACCTACTGCACCTCCTAAAAGGTCCACAGGTGTTGTACCAGTGTTTCTTTTTAGATAGTTTCTAAAGTTTTGAGCCATATTAAATATTTACCATTTTTAGACTACAAAGCAACGGCCATTGCAACGGCAAAACCTTGACTTGCCCCTGCAGATCCACTCGATGCTGCTGTTAATCTTCCTTTTGCGTCGACTGTTAAACTTGCATTAGTGTATGAACCTGCCGACACTGCAGTGTTCGCTAATGTTAATGCTCCACCTGTAGCGATAGTCGCGTCTCCTGACATATCAACTTCTTCAAATGAAGTACCATCTGCAACTAATATTTTATTAGCTGTATTAGTTGGTAATTTAAATAATGCACCAACGGAAACATCTCCGTCAAAAGCTACATTACTGGAGTTATCTCCAAATACTACTTTGCCAGAATCATCCTTCATCAAAGCTTTTTCTGAAGGTAATGAAACAAATACTATTGTTGTTCCAGCTGTAAAAGAAGTTTTAGACCCACCATTACTACTACCAATTACGGTATCTCTTGATAGTGATGTACCTGAATGAGTATAAGTTCCAATACCTATTTCCCATTCGCCAGGATTATCTTCCCCAACGATAGTATAATAAGTAGAGTTACTGTTTCCTATACCTGCATTAAAAGTTATAAAACCTGAAACCGCACCAGCTAATGTAAACGAACCAGTACCTGTAGTTGTCGAGGTTTCTTTAACCCGATCATCTGTTTTAAACGCCATTTAATCTCCTATGCTACTCTTATAATAGCTGTGCTTGCACCCGCTGCAGGGAACTGAATTGTAAATGTTCCAGCAGTAGACACTTGATCAGAACCAAAATCTAATACACAACAAGCTTTGTTACTTTCACTACTATTATAAATTAATGCATATCTTGCATTAATAGTAGCACTAGTAAAATTTAGATCAGCCCAGTCAACATATGCAGTCGTACCATCAGTATTTGTTAACTGACTAAGTAAAGTTCCGCCTCCAGCAGAATAAGTTCCGCTGTTACCGACTTCATTACCTGTAGTATAAACTGTAGTTGATGCAGTGTTTCCTGTATATGAACTATTGTACAAAGCTAGTTTAAATGTATCACCACCATTTTCGAAGTCATGGACTCCTTCTAATAGCTCTTTTTTGAAACTAGTCATTACCGTATTTGCCATTTTTTACTCCTTATATTATTATGGACTAGGTGGAACAGATCTTAGTTTTTGTCTAATTTCTCCGTCCACGTATTCGTCTCTTCTTCTTCTACCTTGTTGTTCGATACCTAATCCAGTTAAGGATTGTTGATAACGACCTTCATATGTATTTAGCAGGTCTTTGTCTTTTAAGAAACTGGATGCTTCGACCAGGCAAGCAAACAAGAGCGTATTTGGAGCATTTAAGCTTATATACGTAGTTGTGTTAGATGAATCTAGTTTAGTTCCATCTGATGTATTAGGTCTTTTAACATAAGCGCACTCAACTTTCAAGGCTGCGTTAGGGGTTGGACCCAATAATAATTTAGTCTCATTCCAATAGGCATAAAATTTAGGATTACCCTGTGTGGTTCTATTGGCTGTATATTCATCAATAAAAGAGGCATCTTTTTGCATTAAAGTCTCTCTAGCTCCTGTAGAACTATTATAAGTTTCTAGCCATCTTATTAATAAGATACCATTTGGAAGTGTTAAAAACTCATTTCCTACGGTTAAAGTAGAATAATCATTTCTTCTAAAGACATCTAGATCAACGTCTGTCATTATTCTAAATTCAGCGTTTTCTATAAAACCATCCACAATAGTTGATGTAAATACTGTATCATCTACTTCACAATAATCTTTAATTTTTTGTACTAATTCTGCATATGTCATGGTGTAATAGTAACAGGACCAGCTGAAACTGGAAATCCTCCTCCTTCAATTCCTCCTACTGTAGCATTTGTAGCTTGACTAAATTGAAAATAGTTATCTGGATCTTCAATCAATGTCACCGTTGCACCCGCATTATGGGTTGCAGCCGTAGTGCCATATGCTCCTCTGGTAACCACATTAGGATTTATGGACGTTGCTTCAGGACTTACTTGCCCTAAAGTATCATCACTTGCAATAGTTGTATATCTTATCAGTTCGTTGTCAACCATAATTGCTTGACGTAAAAAATCATTTGTTGTTACAGCAGAAAAAGATGTTGAATTAGTTAATTTAATCCCTGTAGTTTGAGTAGCATCTAATGCATCAACTAATGTAGTTTGTGTTACGGGAACTCCCTTTCCTACATCAATTACATATCCACTTGAATTACAAATACTAGAACCAGGAATTCCATCTATATCTTTACAATTAGAAAAACCAGGTGATCCATTGTTTCCCGTTGGTGGGAAATCTGAACTACCCGTACTTGATGATTGATCTGGAGTTCCTCTAAATCTAACAGTATCTCCTTCTTTTCTCATATGGTTAGGAGAATGAACAAAAATTATACCACTACCTGCAGCGTATGTTTCAAAAGGATTTGCTGGAAGCATTACTGGAACAGTTGGAGTGGCTCGTTGTTCTGGTCTTGGATGTTCTAAGCCAATTCCATCGGCCCCTATAACAGCTAATTCCAATTGTGGTTGTTTAGATTCGTATTCTGTATAATGCACCCACATGCCATTCCATTCCTTAACCATTTCTCTGTAAGGAAATCTTAAACCACTTCTATCTGAAATGGCTATAGCATGTTTTCCTGATGCGTATTTTCCCATAATTAACTCACTGATGGATAATAAGCTTTTGGAGTTACATAAGAACTTGTAGGAGATCCATCTTCTGTTAAAGCTCTATTAAGTTCATCTTCATAATATAATTTTAAAGCTTGTGTTCTATCTGGTGATACTTTTTGACTTAGATAAAATGCTAAACCAGAAGTCATCGCTGGTAAAAATCTATATGGAGCATCTGGATTATTTGAATATACTCCACTATCTTCAATTCTTTTAACATAATAAAAATTTAAATATTTATTGGTACTTGAACTCGGTGCCATATAAACAGTTAAATCAGTATATTCTCTAAATCTTTGTATAAAATATTGGGAAGGAGTCCCTTTTGATTCTTTATTTGCTAATGCTTGGTAAGTAGATCTATCTATTTTGGACATAGTAGTATCAGTTGGTTCAGTTAGATCATTTCTATAAACCACTTCTAATACATCAGTAGCATTATATAAATAATCTGCACTATCCCCTATTTTAGCAGGATTAGTAGTCACACTATTTCTAGCTGTTTCATCTTTATATATTCTATAAAGATTTTGACCTTCATTTAATTTAATGCTGACGTTAGCTACTTCCCAAAAATGTAAACCTCTATTGCCCCATTCGGACAATAAAATATTTAATGAACGTCTAGCGCTCTTAAGATCATACCCTGATCTTCCTTGACCACCACAACGTTCAAATGCGTCTTCAATTATTTCTTCTATTGATAAGTCAAAACTTACCGTACCGGACGTCGCCATTATTGACCTCCTACTGCCAGATTACTTGTACAGAAGTAGTTGCTCCTAAACCGCCACCAGTTTGAAATTCAATATACATTCCTGCATCAAATTTAATTCCAGTTGCAGCTATATACTCTTGGTACACCTCATTTGCAGCAGATAAACCTCTAAATTGATATCTTAAAGTTCCAGTATTATCAGAACCATCAAATATTTTTATAGAACAATTAGCTGCTCCTGCATTGATTGTAACACCTTTAAGCATACAAATACCACCAACAACAGTTGCTCCACCTGTAAGAGTTCTTAAAGTAGAACTAGCTTCAGTATAAAATTGTTTTACTGGCGTCGCCATTCCATTATATGACATATGTTTTTATCTCCTAAAAAGATGCTCCCGAAGGAGCATCTTTAATTATTTATTAACCGACGTTAACGTTTTGAATATAAGTAACCGTTAACCAACCAACACCTGTTCCGGTATTTCCATTAGTTAAAAGTAATCTTCTATCCGTAGAACCAACATCTGCCCATGCATCAACTCTTGCTTTACTAGCTCCAGCTGTAATATCGATGACACCTAAAGTACCACCCGCTACACCAGTAGCTGAAGTAAATGCAGTTGCGTCACCAACATAGCCTAAACCTGCTGTCGATACAGATCCATTCCATACAACACTTACATATAATTGTGCAGAAACCAATTGGCTGTTTGCAGGGATAATTATATTTGTTGTGTCCGTACCAGCTGTTTGATCAACAGCTTCAGTTTGTGACATCAACACATATCCTGTGTTTTTCATATCCGTTCCAACAGTAGTACCAGTAGTATTTTTAATACCACCAGCTAAAATTGGACCCGAAAAAGTTGTGTTTGCCATAATATTCCTCCTAGAATATCTGAATACTGTCCTCTAGGGATGTCGACTATACGCGTCAGTACTCATTGTTTGTTTAATTAATTGTATAGTAAGTTAGATATACTCTAATTTTTAATAGAGTGCAAGGTATCCCAGGGTATTTTGTGTGATTTTGTAAAAGCCTTAAGTTGCTATTGATACTGATGGTGCAGCATTAGTTATTGCGTTTTCCCTATTAGCAATTTTAGACTCTTCTGCCTTAATTGCTGCAATAACTTCTTGCACCTTTTTATCAATCTGGACCATATTGAGAGTATATTTACCATTTTCATTATACTCCTGTTGCCAGTTCAACTCCAAGGACCTTTTTTGTTTGTATAGGTCTGTTACCATAGTCTTGGACCTCCTCATAGGTAATATAGTTAGTGCCTCCAAAAAATTCTCCAGCACTGTCCCACTTTACAACATTTTGTCCCAGTTTGTCAATAATAGCTTTTTCAAGGTCTTCGGGAGTGTCGTTCGATTCTACCTTAAAATCGGCATAATAACCGTAAGCTCTTATCTGTATTCTAAATGTTTTCATTATTACCTTTTGATTTTTTACCATAACACAAAAAAAAGGGGCGGTCAAGCCGCCCCTTAATATTAGTTTAAAGACTTAATTAGTTATTAAGCACCTTGGTTTCCGTAGATACCTCTCCAGTCAGACCAGCCGAAGCTGTATCTTTCTCTAGCTTTGTATCTAACGTTTCCAGTATCGAAGTCGCCTTCCATAGCTGTTTTTAATGGTGCTCTAACGAAGTGCTTCATTCCATTTGGTACATCAGTTTTGATAAACCAAGCGTCAGTATCAGATAAGTAGTGATTAACTACAAATCCCTGAGGAACCATACCCATGCTTTTAACAGCATTGATATCGTTATCCGCAGTACCAACTCTACCTTGAGACTTCATAATTCTCTCAGCAGTAAACTGAAGCTCTTTAGGGATGATCATTTTCATTCCTTGAGCTGCAATTTTAAGACCTCTTTCATCTTGGAAAGAAGCGATGTCAATCAACGCTTGCTCTAAAGATGTTTCAGATAAGTCTGCTGCAGTAGTAGGGATGTTAGTTTGGTTACCATTAAGTGTAGGGTGAGCGTTACCACATAATGATTCGCCGTCTCCGCCATTGTAGCCGGAAGCTTGGAACGCATTATTAAGTACGTTTGCACCTTTAACTTGTTTTGATGTCGCCATTGAACGTGCTAAAGCCTTTGTGTATCTAGAAGAGATTCTGTCGTAGAGGTTATCTTCGATAGCTTCTTCTGTCAACGCGAATGCTAATGCTACTGTGTCGTGAGTGTATCTAGCAGTGTATGTTTCCTGTGCATCGTCGTATTGAACGCCGCTACCTTCAGGTTTAACATCTGCAGTCCCAAAACCAGATAACATTACTTCTTCTTCAAAAGCTCTGTCAGAAGATTCGTTGTCGAAAATCTGACTTGCTTCGTTTTCATAACGTTTATATTCCAGGCCGAATAGTGCATTCAGACCGGGTTCTAGTTCTTTAACTAGCTGTGCTCGTGATATTGCCATGTCGTTATGCTCCTATTAGACTCCAACAACAAGTTGAGAATATTTACAGTTTTGCATAACTATAATATTCGCAAATGCTGATGCGAAGTCTGAGTTATCAGGATCTTCAGCTGAACGTAAGATTCTCCAGTTTTTAGCTGATGCTGCAATGTTTCCATAATCAGCATTGATGTTCGATCTTCCTCCAGTACTTTCACCGGAAGCAGATGTAGGGATCACTAATCCTGCAAGAACCGCTTTTCCAGCAATAGTCGTTGGACTAATAGCTGTGCTAAGTGCGATCTGATATTCCTGGAACGGGTTGTCGTTAACGAAAGCAGTTATGTTTTCGCTATTTGCTGGTGCTGTTGCAGCTGGGTAGTAGTTGCTCCAAGTTGGTTTCTCAGTAGTTGCTGCATTGTAGAAGCAACCATTGAAAACTCCAAGAAGATCACCTGTAGTACCTGCTGCCGCAGTGTTAAGAAAACCACCAGTACCTGCTGTCGTAGAAACGATTAGCAAAACTGGCTCACCATTGTAAATAGCAGCCGCATGACCGGTTTCGATTGTGTACTTTGACTGACCTGAAGTAGCTGGAGTATTTCCAAGCGTATTTACAGGTTTTAAGCCATAGCCCACAGTTTGTCTATTTGCCATAGTTGTTTACCTATTCCATAGTTGTTCACATTTTTACATGTAAACGGGTTAATTTAAATTCGGAAAGTTTGAAAAGAATTATTCTTTTTTGCCACCACCGAAACTATACGTAGTACGCCTTTGATTACTCATTGGCATACTTGGATGCTGGTCCTTCAGAGGCTCGTTTTCAACAGCTTCCTGTTTGTCTTTCGTGAGCTTACTAAAGTGAGCGTCACGTTGACGTGCGAGTTCTTCTGGTATTCTAGCCAACACTAGACCACCTACTCCGATGTAACCTTTGTACCGACCGGACTCTATTGCGGGATAGTTCAGATCAGGATAGGCATCAGCTCTTACGAGTTCCCAACCCTGCCTTAACTTGGACGTGATATTTTTAGTATCATCTTGTCCCATCGTTTCATAACGAATCCAACGCTGTCTAAAGCCGTCTGGACACTTAGGTGCATCTAAGTGAGATGAGTTCACCCAAACTTTTGGTCTTTCAGATTCAGACCTAGTTTGTTGAGCACGAGGAGTTTTAGTTTGTTTTTCCATATGCTTATACCTCCTTCATGGATAATTGTTTCGCATAATCTTCGAGTGGCACGTTTAGCTTTTTAGCTATTGCTACCTGTGAAGACGTGAGCTTCACGGTTTTGCGACCAGGTTTTATACTTCTAGCAGCTGATGAAGTCGCTGAAGCAACCGTCTGAACGGTTTTGGTCGAGTTATAATCACTCTTATCAAATTTATGAGGAAAGTCAACTCTTATTCGCTTGTCAATTTCCTTATAATATTCGTCAGATTTAGGATCAAAACCTTCTTTTTCCACGAGATCTTTATGAATCTCAAAAGCAGTGAATGTCATAGCTCGATCTTGACCGAACCAATTATTCTTTTCTGCCCAAGTTTCAGCTTTTGGATCAGGTGTTCCCCGAGCCGCATGTTCTCTTGGAAGGGTTGAAGGTGTTTCCCTATGTCTAAGATAATCCTGCTCCTCAGGAGTCTTAGGTTTAGTGTCTGCTCTATACTGTTCAGCGGCAGATAATCTAGCTTCTTCTATAGATAAAGCAGCGATTTTCTTATTTGCTAAAACTTGTTTAGCAGCATCGCCTGATTCTATAGCTTGACCTAATTCTTCTTGTGCTGATTTAAGTTGTTGAGAGACTTTATCAGAGAAAGCTTTATCATACTTTTCTTCAGTAGTTCTAAACTTATCGGACATAATCTCGATTTCACGTTTAGCACCCTGTGCATAATCAAGCGCAGCTTTTTCCCTACGCTCAGCTTCTCTCATTTTTCTAGTTAGTTTAGCAATACGTTTATTAACGCCTTCACTATACTCTTCTAGTTTTTGTTCTTCTTGTGGCTCTTGTTCCGTTTTTACTGGTTCTGCTGGTTCTGCTGGTACTTCAGTAACTATTGCTGGTTCTTGTTCCGGTTCCGTTTTAACTTCAGGTGCGGGAGTTTCGTCTTTTTTTACCGTATCATCTGGTAAATCAACTTCGGCTCCTGGTCCTGTTGTATCAAGTGGAACTAACTTTTCTTCTTTTTTGTCTGATTGTTGTTCTTGATCAGGCATAGTTTCCTCCTATGTAGAAATTAGAACTCATGGATTATATCCTCTGGGTTCTTAATTGTTGCGATGATTTCATCATCGTTTAACAGTCTTACTTCTCCACCTTCTATTTTAAACCGAGATCCTGCATACCGAGCAAATATTACCCAGTCTCCCTTTTTGCACCACGGACCATCGGGATATCTTTCTTTATCCCTATAACAATCGGGACCCATCTCTAGTACGTTTCCACATACTGTAGCGAGTTGTTGTCTATCGACTTGTTCATCGGAATATAGAATTCCTCCTTTAGTTTTTTTCTTCCCTTGAAAAGGAAGAACTAAAATTCTCCAACCAGTTGGTTTAGGCAACTTAGATGATTCTTCTTTGTATTTATCTGTTAATGCTGATTTAATTTTTGGTATGTCTGTCGTTGATATCGATGACGTTTCCTGTGTGTTTTTCATATTGCTCCTTTTTTTCAAGCAGGTTGGAAATTTCCTGTAAAATTGCTTCGTAAGCGTTTATTTGTCCTAACATATACTTATAAGCTTCGAAATTGTCAACCCCTGCCCCTGAAGTTAGTGCAAGTGTTATTGCTCCTAAAGTATTTTTAATCTGTCTTTTTAATTTTAATATTTCTTCCATTAACCTTTTTTATTCATGGATCTAAAAGTCTTGGCTAAATTATATCTTTTAGAACCTGGCGGGCATGTTTTACTCCCGAATTTTTTTCCTGTGCATGGTTTATCTTTTCTCATACCTTTAGTAGCATCTTGAATCCAATGATCTTTGCCGCCACCATGTTTAGCGCCAACTCTACCACCTTCTTTATAAACAGATAAATGAGGTGATTGAGAACTTAAAGGTTTTGGTTTACCTTTGAGTCTTGGATTATGTGATGTTGAATCATAATGTGCCATTATACACCTACTTTTTTCATAGCTTTATTATGTGCTTTTTTAAAACTATCTCCTTTTTTCATATTTGCTTTCATATGAGACATATGTTTATCTGAATGATGCTTAGCATGTTTTTTCATTTGCTCATTTCCACCAGTGCTAAAATTCGTTCTAATTGGAATTCCACCACTAGGATATAAATCTTTATTAGATGAAAAATATTTTTTCATTCCAGCATCAGGAAATGCTTTTTTATCCTGATAACTCATTAGGATTTATCCATAGTAGACACCGCAGAATAAGCTCTTTTACCCATAGCTTTTTCCATACCTTTAGACTCATCTCTTCGAGCCTTAAAGGTTTGAGATTTTTTACCATCTCTTGCGCCTAATGATTCATCCAGTCTGTCGTTGTAACCTTGAGATTTTCCGCCAGTAGATTTTTTAGCTCTACTTGCATATGGAAATCTAACATTACTTCTTACGCCGTTCTGTCTCATTGTTTCCTCCGTTAATTAACTTGTCCAACCACCCTTAGGTCTACCACTTCCTTTTGATGGGCCTAAACGTCTTTGACGTTTTGATATTTTCATTTCAGAACCCTTAATAGTTTTACTTGTTCCGGGTTTTCCATCGTCGACTTCTTTGCCAGTTTTTTTATCAACATATTGATGCATATCAATATGCGGATTAGGTTTTGATACCCACTTACCATGTTTAAACCCAATACGACCACCTTTTTTGTAGCCTTTTTTTATTTCGCCAACTACTCTTTTTTCTTCAGCTTTGACGTTTTTAGTTTGAGGTTCAGATTTGATACGACCTTCTTCTTCAAGTAGGTTCATTCTTCCTGTGTTTGCCATTTTAGCTCCTTATTTTTTACCGTTTCTAAATATCTGTGTTCCCTTTATACCAAAAATTGACGCACATACAAGGATCCATAAATTAGTGAACCATGATGGGAGCGCCTGGAAATGTTCGAAGAAAGTCTTAATTTTCTCCATAGCGGCCGGATCGTCCGACCAGACCCCCCATGCGAGCACCAAAATGGGCAGTGTGAGAATCGCTAAAACGACCTCGTCCTTGTAGTCGTTTTGACGGGCTTCTAAAAGTTTGCCCTGGTAAGCTTCCTCGCCTCGGGCCATCTTAGATGCGTGCATGTGTTGTGCATCCGCCATCGCCATTTTTGTCTCTTGACGTTTTTTATAAATATGTGATCCCGCTTGTAACGCGATCTTAGCTAAACTAAACCAAGCCATAAGTTAATACCACTTAACTTTTGACTTTTTATCAGCAAGCATTCTTCTTTGACCACCAACTTTGTTTACTGTTGGGATCTCTTCAGGGATTTTAATCTCAACACCGCCTTTAAGATATCCATCTTTATTGACGAATTGTTTTTGATTAACTCCTTTGTAGAATGGTTCTTTACCGTTCTTTGTCATTTATCCTCCTAAGATTTTGGACCTTTTAAAGTTCTAACATCTTTAGCTTTCATTCTAGCAATGACACGTTTATTTTCATCGGCCATTTCTTGTTTTGTTAAAGATGTATCAGCTCGTAGTATAGCTAATTCTTCGTTTTGATCAAGCTTCTCATCCTCAATACCTTCTCTAGATAGTATTTTAGCTTGTTCTACTGCTTTTCTTTGCTCCATTTCCTCTTGTTTTCTGACCGTATCCATAGCTTTTAAATCAACTTCTCTTGATTTAAGTTTAAGTAATGGATCATGATCAAATTGAGAAGTAATTTTCTTCTCTTCCTTCATGAAGTCTTCTGTAATTTCAGCAATCAATATAGCTTTTCTTGCTTCAATTTTTTGAGTAATATCTTGTATCTGAGGTGCAAGCTGTTGTTGCATTTCAGGGCTTTGTTGAGACATCTGTTGTAATTGAGTTAACATCTGCATTTCTTGTGGAAACTCCATTTGAGTATGTTCTTGAGCCATTAATGAAATATGCTCTAAAATATTTTTTTCTACTGCAGCCATGATGACAGGATTATTCCTTACCATATTTAAAGCCATAAAATGTAAGTGCGCGGTAACATGCGCTCTATGATCTTGGCCTGAATATGCTTGAAAAGGTTTCTGTGCTAAAGCATCAATATGCTCTAACGCAGGATCTTTTGGCATAGGCGGAGCAGGAGGTGGTAATATTGCATCAATATTCTTCACTCCTAAAGCCGTGTACATTTGTCTATAACATTCATATAAGTTGTGCATTTTTGGGTTTGACATAGCTAACTGTAATTCAGTTTGAGCTACACTTATACGCTGTGTTTGTGAAAATATATCTGGGTCCGCTACAGGAAGAATGTCTATCCTATCATCAAAATCGGCTGATTTGATTGTTCTTTGTGCACCAACAACATCATAAGGATATTCTGGTGGCAAAGAAGTAGCAAATATTTTTGCTAGTAATTGAAACTCTTCTTTAAGAGATGAAAACAATCTTTTATGTATTGCACTCATAACTCTAGAGCCTCTTTCCAATAAAGCTACAGTTGTTCCAACTGCAGCAGATTGGTTTCCATCACCAACTTGCGAATCAGCAATGGATGCAAATCTTTGTCCTGCCGCTACTACTGTTCCTAGTAATTGCATAAGAACTGGAGAAGGTTCTTTATACGGCAAGTTCATAAATGAATCTTTTAAACTTCCACCAGGAGCATCAACGTCTCTCCATTCTCCCGGTTGTAAAGGAGAAGCATCATCTCTAATTCTGATACCTCTCATTTTAAATCCAGCTGGTAAATTAGATAGTGTACCAGCATCTAATAATTGGCGGAGAGCAACCGTTGCGGTTCTGCTCAATCCGCCAATCATGTGTATTAATCCGAAACCATAAAACCCTAGTCCAGGCAGAAATTTGAAATGGACGAAATATTGGGTTTTCTTTTTAGTCGGATCGTTGGGCGCATAGTTCCTTCTTACAGAAAGAACTGTACGGCTACCTGCATCGATGGTTACGATATAGGGTAGTTTGATACCTGTTGGTTCTTGAGTTTGTGGATTAACGTCTTCAAAACCCTCCAGGTCCAAATTTGTATGACACTCTAAAAGAGTGTAAATATCTTCAGGTTTAGTTTTCTTTTGCCCATCTAATTCTTTTTCTTTTTGTCTTAATGGGTCTTCAAACATTTGTGGTGTTCCTAATTCTACATCTCTATAAAAACCTGCGTATTGTTGTTTTTTAATTTCATTACCAGACATTTTTAAAACGTGAATAACACATTCTGCATCTTCAATATTAGTTGCACTATATGGAACTAATAAATCATCTGCTTGTACAAATTGAGAAACCGGTTGTTGTTTAACAGCATCAAAGAAAACTTTTTTAAATGTAGAACCTGCTAATGGTAAATAGAATAACATTCTATCAAAATCTTCATCATATCCATCCATTTGATTCATCAACATGTAGTTCATATAATTTTTAACTCTTTGAGACTGTTGATCTTTCTGTGGAGTAGGCATCCCCATAATTTGTGTTCTTACAGGTCCTTGTGCCGGTAATAATTCTTTATACGCTTGTGCTTGGAATTGTGTAACTGCTTCTGCTAATACTGGGTGAGTTGCACCTGAAGCCCCTTGAAAGGGTTGTGTTCTCTGTTGGTACTTAAATCCAAGTAAGTCAAGCCCTTCAATATAAGTATTCTCCCAATCTTTTCTGGACATTTTATAGTCCATTTGTTTTTCATATAAATCCGATGCTAAAGGTCCTAAAACATTTTCAGGAAGCATTTCGGCTAGGTTTGCAAAATGATCATCAGGATTTCCTGGCATCAATTGTGTAGGGTCAAAGTTAACTTCAACACCCCCATCTGCTAATTCTGTAATTGCTGGTCCACCTTCTGGTGAAGGAGCTTGTCCTTCTACTTCAACGTTTACGTCAGACGCAACATCATCCTTGTCTAGGTCTACACCTGGTATACCTGGTAATGCCTTTTCCATAGGCGAAAATTTTCTATCTTCCGGAGTATCTGCCATTTTTTAATCCACTGTTGGTTTTTATAACAGGTTTCTTGCCATAAGGCAAACCTTGAGGAACTGGTCCTTTTAAAGGGGGAATTGTCTTAGTTAATCTCTTTGGTTTAATCATTTTATTCGACATCAAACTCTCCTGCATCTCTTGCTTCATCATAAGCACTTTGAGCTCTACCTTCAGCCCAATCAACCTGTATTTCACCTTTAGTCATTTCTTTAACTTTTTGTCCAGTGCCAATTTCTTCCAGTTCTTTAGTACCACCTAAAACGTTATGAAGTTCATCAACTACTTCAGAATCCCAATCTACATTACCATCGGGATCAGTCTTCACTGGAACAGAATCTTCAACTACAAATTCTCCCTGATTATAAAATGATCCATCTGCATCACCTTCCCATTTAGGAGACTCATATGTAATTTGGAAATCTTGTTCATAAGAATTTTTCCCACTGATATGATAATCATCACCAATTCTTTCTATATGAAATCCTGGAAGGAAATCATCTGTACCTGTAAACGACCACATACCATCACCGTGATATGTCATTTTATCATTTATCTTATCTATAAATTTTGGAAACCATACAGGCATTTTAGTGGTTGATCTTTCAATCATTTTAATTGGACCAGGGATCGGGTTACGCGCAACACCTTTTAATAATTTATCTAAACCTAAATATTTAAGAGCACCAATAGCACCCCCTGTAACTAAAAGTTTATTAAAGTCTCTTCTATTCATTCCTTTCTCGGTTAAAGCTTCTTCAATTACTTTCGAAGGACTTTTACCAGCAACAAAAGGAGCTAAAGACTTTTTAAGAGCATTATATTTATTAGCTGCCATTACATATCCAAATGGTAATGTTATATCTAATCCCATTTCAATATTCTTACCAGCAATAGTTGGCCATTTAGATTGCCCTTGCGCTATCATTTTTTCTTCCATTCCTTCAATTAAAGAATCTAGTCCTGTTTTTTCTGAAAATGCGCCGGGCATTAAATTTTTAAATGCTTCTGTAAATAATCCGGTTCCTTTTAATTTTTTTTGTGGTTGATCTGTTAACCAACTATCATCAAACCCTGGCATATATTTTTCACCCATCCCCATTTCTACAACAGATTTATTTAGAGGATCTCCTGTTGATGTTTTAGCATCCACAAGTTTAAACGCAGGTCGTGTTGCTAATTTTTGTAATAAATCAATTGATACAAAAGGAAGTTTAGCAGAAACTTCTGCAACATTCATTCCAGCTCTTAACATTCGAGCTGCGTAGTATGGCCAGTTATCTACTCTTGCTACATCAAGAATTTTTCCTGGAATACTCTTACCGGTATTCCAACCTTGTTCCATTTCAAACATTTGGTTTTTAATCCATTCTAAAATTTCTTCATCAGATTTATCATCGTGAGAAGTGCCGTCTGCAAATCCAACACGACCTCCTGTTGCAAATTCTTGGTTAAATTTATCTTTAACAAATTCAGACTCTTTTAAAAAGTATTTACGTTCTTCATCTTCCTTTTCTAATCTTTTTTTAAGTTCTTCATCAGACAATGATTCAAAGATCTTAACATACTCTGGATCCTCCATTTTAGATTCTTTATAACCTCCAGCACTAGCAAAATGTCCCATTAAATTCCTGACTCTTTTTTTCATAGGAGTTTCACTTAAATTTTTTTCTAATTCTTTCTCAGCAAATGTAAACGGTTCATACAAAGCACCTGTTTCAAATTTTGTATCTTTCCCACTTAATTTTCCTTTACCCCATTTTGCACCACTTACAACTAAATCAGGTAAATTTAAAACACCTTGAAAAAAACTATCCACCACGTACTCTGCAGTATCTAATGCTCCTGCACCTCTATCAGTTGCTCTTTTTTCATCAAAAGCCATAAACACGGGATCTGCAACTATCGCTGCTTTACCCAAGCCTCTTAAAGTTTTTCCTGCTACATTTTTAATTTGTTCCACAGGAAGATTTAAGTCAACTGCTATTCTTTGAAAAATATCATCAAGAGGGATTCCTGAATTTAATCTGCTTTGAATAACTGGTTTATATTTTTTTTCTATTTGGCTTATACTTTTTTTTAACATTTCTACTGTATTTGCTTTTGTATCTAATGGTTTAGCAGAACTAGAAAATTTAAGTTGACCTGTTTTTTCATTAAAGTTAATATCTATTTCATCTAAATAACCACCCCAGTTTTTACTAAATTTATTTTTGTCACTGATCATGTCTTCAACAATTTTCTTTTTTGCACTTAATGTTTTAGCTTTCTCAAATTTTTTAATTGATCTATTAAGTGGAGTATCAAATTTTGCATTTTTAATTCTCGAATTCCACTCATAGTTAACTGGATTTACTTTTGTATACTCAATAATATCAGCGTAACCTTTATCAATGATAGAAGAAGGAATTTTATGATCCCATGCAATTTTATCGGCAATACCCAATTTTTTCTTTGCCTCTGGCCATTTATTTTGTTGGGCATCCAAAACAGCTCTAGCGGACTCCTTAAATATTCCTTTAAATTCTTTTGGAACTAAATCTTCAAAAGCTTTTAATAATTCATAAGTATTAACTCTTGGATGTCTAAAAGCTCTAAAATCTTTCCATAGTTTTTCCCCTATTACTCCTTGAATAACTCTAGGAAAAGGTCCTGTTATAGTTTTATCTAATCCAAACATTTTAAACAAAGGGTTATTTTTTATCATCTTCCTTGCTTCTGTTCTAAGCTTTGGAAGATTTTCAGAGGTAAAAATTTTTTTTATTTCATCAGTTAATTGGGCTTTAATTTTATCATTATAATTATAGAGAGAGCTCGATATTAACTGTCTCAAATGATGAGATTGAACCGGACTTCCAGGATCTGAATTTAACATTAGTTTTTTAAAACCATCACTAAAATATGTTGAAGCAATAGATCCTCCTTTTTTCATATCCATGACAAATTGATTTTTATTACCAAATCTTTTAATTAAAGCTTTTTCAAAAGCTTGTGGGGTAGAATATCTCTTAGCATTTTTTTGCAACCAGTTTTCAACTTTTAAATAATCATTTCTAGGTTTTTTATATTTAGGATCATCTTTTGCTAAAGCTCTTTCACCTTTAACATCTTCTACATATTGATTTCTTTCGTCTAATATTTGTAATACCCAATTTACATCCTCATCTAAAGAATCAGCTATTATTTTTAAATTAACTGGATCAGTTTCTAACGTTTCTAAAACTTTTAGAGCATCTAAGCTTAACATTCCTTTTGGATAAACTCTTTGCTTATAAACTTTTTTTCCTCCTTTTTTCCTACTTTTAGCTTGTTGTATCTCTAATTTTTTTGTTGCTTCCTTATTTCTCATTAAATATTCAAAATCTTGAGTGTTATCTGCTTCCCGCATAGCTTCTGCAATTTCAATTAAATAGTTATCTAGTTCTGGACGAACTGTTCTTGTATAAAGGTATTTTGGTTTAGGAAGAGCGTGTTGTTCTTTTAACCATTTTTTATAAGCTTTAGTTTTAACTCTTCTTCTTCCATCAGAATATGTTGGATCAGGAACACTATCAAATTTCCGTCCATCAAATTTTCTTCTTAAAGGTGTAATGTATTTTTTTTCTGGTCCATCAGCAAAACCGGTTCTCTGCAACCCACCATAAGCATTCGCTCTTCTGAACGTTACATCCCAATCTTCTAGAGTTTCACCAGGTCTTAAAAAAGAATCTGGAGATTGCTCCAAGTCAGGAGTGTTCATGTTAGTTAGGGAGGCTAGCTTTTTATTAGGTAAAACTGGTCCTATTGGTTTAGGTGCCCAAGGATTAACTGGTTTAGTTGGGTCCTCTGGTAAAGGATTACCACCAGTTAACTTTAACTTTTCACCAAGTGGTTTAAGTGGTGAAGTTACATTATCTACTGGTTCAATATTTCCGGTAGATGGGTTAAATATTATTCTGCTCATTAATTTTGTAATAACACGTTTATTCTACTTGTTAAACTCCTCTGCATTTGTTTTCTCTGGTCTTGGTTGTAATCCGAGTATATACCCAAGCCTTCAACAACCATTCTAAGTCTTTCTAATAAATCATCAAGATCTCCTGAAGATGCTGAAACTTGGTCACCAATTTGTTGTTGACCCAACATTCTTAAGATTTCTGGCATAGTATCAAAACCTTCGTCCCATTCAGGTGGCATAATATTTGAATCCCCATGACCCCAGTGATAATTATAATTTGCTCCTTGAGAATAGCCAACACGTCCGCCTGTTGCAAAATTCTTTTTTAAATTTGCTATTGCTGATGCTTGAGCTTGTTCTGGGCTCATGTCTAAAGTAATATCTTTAACAATTATCCACAGTCTATCTTCGGATATACCAGGAGCATAAGGTTTCATGCTTTCAACAATTTGATTTTTAAGTCTTGTAAGTGGATCTCCACCACCGTCAAATCCTAAACGAACAATACCACCTTCTGCATATAAACCCTCATCTGGATTAAAATCTGGATCATCGGGATCAAAATTAGGGTCATCTCTATAAGGTCTGTTATTTTTGTAATCCCATCTATCTGATAAATCTCTTTGATTAACCCAATCGTCGGTATCGATAAAAATCTGATCTTGGTCTTTTTTTGATATACCTTTGTATCTTCCAGTTCCTTGTAACACCTTATTTACTTCCTTCATCGCTTCAATCGGTTCTAAAGTTTTTATATATTCAATATGATCGGTAATAGTATAAGTTCCGGGAGCCGTGGTCTTTGTTTTTGAACCAAACTTTTGCTTCCAGAGTTGATAATCATACTGGAAGTTTCCAGTTCCTTTCCCTAATTCTTCATACATTTTTTTAGCCTCAGCTAATGCTTTTTCAATCGCTTCATTTCTTTTCTCTAATTGTTTAAATTCTTGATATCCCATTTTAGTACCACCAGTAGAATCTACTTCAGACATCTTCCCTTGGTTCATGTGTAATTCATCAACTAACTTGTTTAAATCATCATCTGTTAATTTAGATATGTCTATTGTTTCTGAAACTGTTTCTTTGACTACAGGTTTAGTACTCTTACTCCACGGTCCTTCAATCACGTTGCTTTCTAATTCTAAATTGTCTCCTGGTTTAGCATTAATACCTAATTTTTCAGAAATTTCTTTAAAGCCTTCATCTCCTTCAGAAATAACTTTATAAGTAGCTTCCGCATCAGCAGTAGTAGTTGGTTTGTCCTTGTATTTACTATAAGCTTCAGGATAATTTCTTTTCAACGCATCTAAATATTTTTTCTTCTTTTCTGCATTATCAACAATTGCTCGCATTACATTTTCAGCTTTATCTTTAGGACTCATATCAAGATTACTATAGAAATGATCATCACCTTTAAAAATATCTATACTTTTTTGAGCTTCTTCAGCATGAGCTATTAATTCTACTTCATTCATGTAATCTAACGCGTTCTTCGGTCCGTCAACCTTGATTGGTTTAATCTTGTTAGCTTTCATCCACTCTTCCATTGCATTTGGACCAATGAAGGTATCTCCTTGATTAAACATGTCCGCTTCAAAGACTTCATCAAATTTATCAAATATCTCATCCCCAAAGTGATATCTCCAAATTCTTGGTATATCAGGAGCAAACATATCGGCCCCAGCCCAGTGATATTTGCCTTCTTTAACGGCATTATAGATTTCATCATCAAGTTTAATGATTCCCGCTTCGTGGAGCTTGGCTAATTGGTAAGATAGACCTCTATACATGTCAGATCTTCCTTCATAAGCTCTACCGTGATATTTTCTCTTAAAAAATTTATCTCTTGCAGCTTTTTCCACAGCTTCTTTCTTAGCAATGTTTTCAGGCTTCATTTCATCAGCTAAAGCTTTTAATTCTTTTAATTTATCTTGAAGTGATCCCATAATGCCGCTATCACCAACAAAGTCTTTTTGACCTTGTTTCTTCATAACTTCAGCAACGTTTTTTCCGTCTTTTCTTAAGACATCTGCTGACTTAATGTTGTTAGTTCTTAACATCTTAAGAATTCCAACGTTATATTCTAAATTTTTTAATTGTTCTCTGCCTAATTTAATTCCTTCATCATCAATCTTCTTTAAGATTTTCATGATGTCATCAAAAATGTCTTTTTCGTAAGTTTTAAAAAGATAAAACTGTCGCTCTCTAGTCATGCCTTTATTAGCAAGACTATATTGCGTTTCATTTATAGGATTTCTAAAACGAATTCCAATTGCTGGAAAATCACCAATATCTTTACGAGTTAGGAGTTTTAAAACTCCTTCCTTGTCTTTATTGCCTCTTAAATATTTGTTGATGAGTTTTAGTAACTCATCCCAACTGCCTTTAGCCATAATACTGCCTTTTTACATCAGGAAGTTTCTCTTCAACATAATCTTCAGGGTGTTGAATTAATCCACCTTGCCTGAACCTCATAACTGCTTGTGTTGTACTATCCACAAGGTCGTCATGATCGCCATGTGGAAAAGCTGCGCATTCCTCGATCACCTCTTCTGCAAATTTTTGAGTGGGCGCCCATATCGTTCCGCTCTCAAATAGCGGTGCGACCGAGTTAACACGTACATGTTTATCATTTCCTTTGCTCGGTGTAAAGTTTACGACAGGAATATCCATCTGCCTTAATTCATAGGTTAATGGCAATCCTGCGGCTTTTGCCTCTATTAAAACTGTCTCTGGATCCCAGTATTTATACGCTGCAAGGGCTCTTCTACGCAATTCTGGGAACTCCCAACGTCCTTTTATAGAGTCTAAAAGTATCAATGCTTGCTTAGGTTCGTTAGGATCAGGCTTAAAAATGCCCCAAGTAGTGATTGCACTAAAATCTGCTGTTTCTTTTTTCAAATATGCGGTATCGTATGACTGAATTACGTGTTCTAACGGTGGAACCCAGTCTTTTTCCCATTTCATCCACCATTCTCGCTTAATTAAGGCTCCTTCTTCCGATGTTGGACGTTGCATCCACTGTGCATTCCATTTTCCAACCGGTAATGTTGCTTTTACCTTCTCTAATTCGTCTAATTTCCAATATTGAGGCCAAACTGGTTTTGCTTTTTTAGTGTCATCGTCCAAAATTGCCGGAAATTCTACAATTTCCCATTGATCCGACTTAACTTCACCTTGATTTTTTAATAAAATTCCAGTCAAATCTTTAGTTGACCACCTTGTCATAACTAAAATTATTTTTCCGCCTGGTTGAAGCCTTTGACGTGGTCCTGAAGTGTACCATTCGTACGCATTTTCCATTGCCGTTTCTGACATTGCATCTTGCTCCGAGTGTGGATCGTCAATAATCAATAAATCAGCTCCACGGCCCGTTATTGCTCCACCTACACCAGCGGCGAAATATTCACCACCCTGGGCTGTCTCCCAACGGCCCGCGGCTTTAGAGTCTTCTTGTAATTTTGTTTCAAAAATTTTGTGATATTCCTGGGAGTCAATTAAATGTTTTGCTTTTCTACCAAAACGAATTGCTAATTCCCCTGTGTGAGTTGCTTGAATTATTTTTAATTTTGGATTACGGCCCACCATCCACGCTGGAAGCAGGTAGGAGGCAAATTCTGATTTTGTATGCCTTGGAGGCATATTAACAATTAGCCTATTTATCTCGCCTGTGGCTAATTTATTAAATTTTTTTGCAATGTGCCTGTGATGGGGCCCCTCAATAAATTCGGGCCATACGCACTTAACAAAAGATAGAAAATCGTCTTTAGCTTTGTTCTGTATCTTTTTTTCAGCATGCATGACCTGATATCGTCTGAATTGCTTCCGGACATCCGCAGGTAACTTGCTAATATCTATATTATTCAAGTCCATGGTACCAAAAAGTTTTTAGCATGATTGACTGTCTAAATCAAGCCATAAAGTAAAAAGTAGTGGGACCCCTTTTTTTTAATCGGGGATTGATAATTGTCTATATATAAAATTGAAGTTTCAAGCGGGTCCTACTTAATTAAATGACACGCGTATGCGGCATCGCATACGCGTGTCACTTGGACACTTAGTGAAGTGTACTTTTAGTCTTAGCCTTGACTAATTCTTTAATGTCTTCTGTTTGTGGGTGTGTCCACATCATGTCATGAACCATATCCATGTTAGCTAGTAAAATGATATGAGCCATTTCTTCTTTAGTAAAGTTAGAGTTCTTACAATCTCTTAATATCTCTACTCTTCTAGCAAATGCAGTCTTGTCTTCGTCCTTACTTGATTGATATAAGAATGCAACAGCATTTAATATCTTCGGTTGAAGATAGCTAGGTAGATGTTCAAACATTTCTTCTAGTTTATCTAAAAGATATAATCTATCTTTCTTACTTGGCTTTGTCATTTTTATACTCCAGATTAAATGTTTTATTTACTTGATTAGCAGTATAATTACTACCCATCATAAAACCTAACCACAACAAACTCTTTTCGTTTGGTATGTGTCGGTTAATATACTCTATAACTTCCTCTTGTGTTTCAAAAGTAATTACAAAGTTATTTGTTTCTAGTTTTATACTCATTGTGTCCTTTCGTTTAAGTCATAGTTTCTATCATTATATTGTTCCTCGGTCAATGGTCTTTCTTCCTTTGTTACTTTATTCACATATCTAAAATTAGACCTAGTTTCATCGCGCCAACTATAATCATAATCTTTAAACCACGCGTTCTCAGGTCCTAAAATAATAGGCTGCGTTATTCTGCCAAATTGGTCTAAAGCCATTTCGCCAAACTTTAAAAACCAATCGCGTTCACATACCATTGAACATGCATTTCCACCTAAATAATAAAAATGACTTCTTCTTCTAGTTTGATTTGTTTTATTTCCTTTCGGTCCTCTTATCCTATCTTGGGTGTAATAAGTATGGCATTGTGGTCCTTGGCAATATTTCATAAAACCCCCTTTTCAACTAAAGCAAATAAAGTAAATAAAATTATAACAAACGCAATATTATAAAAAGCTGTTTCCCAACTCATTTAATCCACCACATATCTGTTGCTTGTCGCCAACCGTCTGCGTCCAAATCCCAATAAGTAAAACATTTAATCCCTTGCTTATCTGTTCTAGTTTTTGAACCCTCTCTATTGTCGCCATTTCTAGTAATCATCTTACCATATTTTTTTGCATAGTAAGTAATCTTAAAAGTTATTGTGTTTTTATTTTCTTCTGTCATTGTGTCCTTTCTATTTATGTGTGGGATTATAACACGAAATCCCACACATTGTCAATCTATTAATTACTCATAGATTTGGCTTGATTATTCTCGTATAATAATCTCGCCTTTATTTTATCCTCTCTACTGATATTTTTGTTTTTCATGCCCTTAATCCTATCAGCAAGATTTTTGGGATTATAAATAGTCAACCCTGTTGAATTAACTCTTATAATTTCTGCGTCATTAACCGACAAACCAAGTTCAGTACATAACTCAATCGCTTCATCTAAATAACGATAACCTTTTAAACCCATTTTAATTTCTTTCATCTGGTTTAAAATGCTCTCAATCCATTTTTGATGACAAACAATTAATTGTCCTTTAGCTTGTTGCCACTCTAAAAAAGTTTCAAAATTCTCTCTTGAAACTTTTATTTGTCTATCTCTACAATATTCTCTACCAATAAGGTCAAGTTCATATTCCTTATCCCACTCGGCAGAATAACTTGTAAGATTATCACGATAGCCACCACTTAATCCCAAAAACTTGTCGTTTGCGTCTTGAAATTTTTGTTCGTGTGGATTTCGGTCTTTGCCTAACATTTCAATATTGATATCAGGATTACAATTATCTTGTGCTTTAAGTTCATCACGAAAATAAGCATAAGAAAAATTTCTTCCACTTTCATCAAGATTAGGTTTATGTCCCTCTCTTTCTTGTCTATCAATACCATTAATATCGCCACCAATTTTGAAATCAAAGTGCTTTGTTTCGTACTTATCATCTTCGTCAATGACTTCGCCATTTTCGTCAATTCTCTCTTTAGTTTTCATATAACCAAAGTGAAAACAACTATCTTTTGCGATTGTATTAACATTAGGATATTTGTCTTGCAGATAGTGTGCCATATCAACATCTTCTTTTGGATATTGTTTTTCGACACATTGTTTTGCGAGTTCCCAAGTTTTATTTTGTATGTTTTTAAAATTAGCTTTTAAATCATCATACTTTATTTTTTCTTGGGTGTTCTCTTGTTCAAGATGAATACGCATACGATTTGCAATCTTATTTCTGTATTCTGTATTCAATCTTATTCTATGTTGTTTTTGCATATTGTCCTTTCTATTATTTAACATAATTATTTTCTTTTATACCTTGACAATAGGATAGTCAAGTATTAAATATGATTAATCGAAATAAAAAAACAATAGTTTATTTTATTAGATAGAGCAGGTTACTGGTAGCTAATAGAAGTAGCGAAAGCCAAAATATTGAGTTGTACCAGTACCAGAGCTCTTGGGACTTTTTGGCGTTTACTAAGGTGAACTATATTATAGGTCGCGAGCATCGGGCGGTGCTGGGCCAGTAGGGATGCATACCGGAAACCCTGCCTATGAGCCGGTCCCTTGTGGTTGAAATAATTGTACTAGTCTGCCCTGAGCATCGGGCGGGCCACATTTAAATGGACAATGAAAGAAAAAGGAATAAAGTATTAAAATGACAAAAAAGAAAACATTAGACGGATATTATATAGATGGTAAAGGAAACATCTTTGAATTATACAAAGATGAACGCGGCAACATGAGTCAAAAAAAGATGAATAATACCACTTTTATAATAACTCAAAAAAAGAAGTATAAAAAATGATAAGTGCTGTAGCCCCTCCAGGCATGCCTATAGAGCGTGGTATGACAGCCTCCAGGATCCAAGGACCGGTCAACCTTGGTCCTGGGAATATGAACCAGTTTAGAATGATTCTAATTAAAAAAAATAATATAAATAAGCTCCAAGCAGCAGGCGGCGGGCCGGGCCCGAGCTACAAGCAACAAGCAAAAGAATTTTGTTGACGCGCCACCGGTGAGATGGTAACTTGAGTCATGAAAGGAAAAAATATGAAAACAATTAAATATAATAATAAAACAATAAAACTACCTTTTGAAGGCGCAGACTATGGAGATGAGCCTTTAAAAGAAATTGAAGTTAAGAACAGGTTCAGTGGTCAAGCGTGCACAATGCCCGCCTTCGCTGTCGCAGTGTATGACGTGATCATGGGCTCTGAGATGTTGCAAGATTGGAAGTCTCATAGAGAAGGTCTTGATTGGTTCAGGAAATATTTCCCTGCTCAATACATGGTGGTTCTAGATTAATGGAAGAGCATTTTGAAATAATTAATCAGGGCTCATTGGCCCTGGTTATGCCGCTAACTGAATTTGCGCAGGAGTGGTGGAAAGACAACGTCGATGATGACGCCCAGATGATGGGCCAATACTTCGTAGTTGAGCCACGATACCTCCAGAACATACTTGAAGGATTTGCAGCAGATGCAGCATAAATTTATAGTCACATATACCGTGGATGATGATATTCCCATATGTCCTGATCACCTGCACAAGCAGCTGGACCGAGCGGTCCAGATGCTGCAGGGAGATATCGACGCTAAGGATCTCCAGGGCTATCACAGCCTCAAGCTTCAGGCGTGCGGTCCATGGTTCCCGGCTGAGATGAAGCCTATATATTTTAAATTAGAGCTACAAGCAGCAAGCAACGAGCAGCAAGCAACAGGCGCCTTAAAATTGACACAATTAAAAGGTATAAAATAATATGTTAGTAAAAGAAGCACAAAAAATAGTAGGCGGTTTAAGTAAGCCGGGCAAGATGCCTGGTCCTTCAATCAACCTGCCGGCCTGGGCCTGTAAGACTGGCGCCAAGCTGGCCAAGGTCCCCGGGACTCCATGCTTTGGCTGTTATGCCCTGAAGCTCCGGTACGTGTGGCCTAATACAATTAAAGCAATGAATAGACGCCTGAAGGCGCTGGCCAACCCGCTGTGGGTCCAGGCCATGACAACGCTCACGAAGCGCGCGAAGTGGTTCAGGTGGCACGACTCCGGCGACGTCCAGAGCTCGGACCATATGAATGATATCTTGACAGTAGCAAAAAATTCCCCTAGTACGAAGCACTGGATGCCAACACAGGAACGTCAGTTCCTGCCGGACCGCGCAGCTGTACCAGACAATATGATTATTAGATTAAGCTCAAGCAAAGTTAACGCCGGACCCTCGGGCGCCTGGCCCTGGACGAGCTCAGTCTCAACGGACCCCGCACAGGTGACATGCCCGGCCTCTAAGCAAGGCAATAAATGCAGAGACTGCAGAGCCTGCTGGGACCGCGACGTGGCCCACATAGTATATCCTAAACACTAGACTCATGACTCACTGCTGGCGACACCCCAAGTACTACAAAGAACTAAGAAAGATCCGAGCTGCAAGCGTCAAGCAACAGGCCCCGGAGGACCAGCCACAAGCTACAAGCAAACCGGAACCAGAACCTAGTTCGGGTCCAGGTTCTCAAAAGCCTCAAGCAACAAGCTCCAAGCATCAAGCTTCAAGCCACAAGCGTTAATACCTTGAGCTTCAAGCTCAAGGACCTTGTTCCCTGGAACAAGTTTCAGGCACCGTTGACCGAGGTGCCTGATAAGGATGAATGAATGTTTAGGATGTTTAACATGGAAGGAAATTTGGTGTGGACTCAGGCGTACCTTTTTACCCTTCGTTACTTTTAATTCTACAGTGAAAAAGTGGCCAGAAGTATTGTAGCCCAATAGATCAGGAGTACCCAACCCACTAAGATTTTCCAGCCTAGTCCAGCTAATTTGTGGGAGATGTTTGCGTAAATCTTGATATAATTTTCGCTCGGGTGCCATTTCATTTTTGAGGTAATCCTGTTGTTCTAAAGAATGATTTTTGGAGTTTCTTTAGCAGGAAATAATACAACACGCAAGGGTTCTCGCGTACCAATTATATTATTATGTTGTACATCAATTTTTTTTATCTCAGCAATTTGATTGTTGTGTAAGTGGACATATATCTTAGCATCTCTGATGTTGTTTCCTTTCTTACCATCGGTGAATTCACCTAATATATTTTGTAAATCTTTTATATACATTACATGCCCGCTTGTCTTAATCTGTTAGTAAGTGTTGCATTGTCATCAGCAAGAATCTTATTATCTCTTTTTAAATCTGTATTCTCTCGTTCTAACGAGTCTATCTGTTTAGTTAAATCTGCATCACCTCTATCATCTTTAATTCTGGACTCATTTTCAAATGAAATATCTGTTCCATGTTCTTTTAAATTTTTATAGGTACGTTTGTCTTCAAACTTACTGGGTTCACACATAACCATTTCTTTAAATCCTTTAAGTCTAATATTCTCCTCGACCTGCTCGGATAACTGCATTTTTAATTTCTGTATTTCTCTTCTTAATTCATCAAGTATTAGTGACATAATTGACTTTTACCTTAGATTACTCTATAAGTCAATATATGGGAGTACCAAAAAGATTAACTGAAATGCAAAAGAGATTCTCTGAGTATCTTGTCTACAATGAAGGCAAGACTACCGCCAGAGAGGCTGCGATTGCTGCCGGCTACAGCAAAGACAGAGCTAGTGTTGAAGCAAGTGAACTACAAAACCCTAAGTTATCACCACTGGTAGTTAAGTATATTGGGGAATTGAGAGAAGAGAATCAAAAGAAATATGCAATAGATTTTGAAAGACATATAGCTGAACTAGCTAAGATCAGAGAGTTAGCTATTAAACGTGGTAGTTTTTCATCTGCTGTTAACGCAGAAGTAAATAGAGGAAAGGCCGCTGGATTATATATTGAACAAAAAATAATAAAAACTGGTAAGCTTGAGGATATGAGTGAGCTAGAATTAGAAGCTAAAATGAAACAAATTATTAGTGATTACGCACCTATACTTAATGCTAAACCAATAGAAGAAATTAAAAAAGAAGTTAAAGCAATGCCTAAACCGAAAGATACTGAAGGATTAAATACTCTTAAGAAAGTTTCACAATCTTCTTCACACAAGCCAAAGGAATCATCGTCCGATCCCCAAAAGTAAACGAACCATCATCTTCTTTATCATAAGAAGCAAATAGTTTAATTGCGTCGTCTGTTTTAGAAAACACCCATCCTTCATTTACAGGAAATGCCAATTTCATTTTGTTAAAACCTTTTTCATCAGTCCAACCACTATCACTTAAGATATCACACCACTCAACTCTAACCTTCTTATAAGGAATTGTATTAGGTTGAATTGCGTTTACGATTCTTTTTCTTACTCTTGGTCTTCTTTTTTTTGGTTTTCTTTTTGGCATCTAAATGTGAATTGTGTTTACGATTGAATGCAACCATCCAATCTTCTTTTTCTTTTCCCATATGCACATAACCCACCCCCTATATAGCATATGAAAACTTTTAAGCAAAGGGAAAACAACCATTCGCGCGCGTGTATTGTGTAAAAAAGTAGAAAAAGTAAGTAAAAAGTAAGGTACTTTTGCTAGTAATATCAATGCTTCTAAGCCAAAACTTACTATTCTACCTTTTTCTGAGGTGTTTTTAATTTCACTATGTACAAAACTTCTCATATCCCTATATAGTCGTAAGAGTGTGACATAAATGTCACACCCATATGAATAGCCGATGGCAGACTGCGTATTGTGAGAAAGGGGTGAAACCGTCACACAGTCTACCTTGTACGCTGTCGGCACAGCGCGAAAGGACTGACGGGCCCCAACTTGTAATGAATTATACACCGAAATCTCCCGGAGTCATCTTAACAGACGCTTGCTCCTTCTCATCTCGTTGCATTTCATAATATTGGTCTAATCGTTTCAAGAATGCGTGTCTCCATCTACGCATTTCATGGTCTTGAAACCTGAATTCTTGTAAATATAGGTCAGGAGTACATACCAATATAACTCCTTGCCTAATACTAGAGCCATACATTTGGTCATGCGCCATAGCATATGCCGCAACCTGTAGGTAGTAATCCTCTATCCACTCTACTTTCTTTGGTCTATTTGCTTGCTTAAAGTCAACAATAGTTTCCATATCATTGTGTAAACAAACTAAATCTGTACTTCCAGCGTATAATCCTGTATAATGCACAGTCACTTCCGAGCCAAAATACTCTGTGACCGGAGTTAACCCAGTGTCAATAATTTTTTGAGCCATCGGCTTAGCTTCTTTACCAACGTTCGTAAGATCGTCGTAACCTTCACCGATGATGTGTTTTTCCAAGAACTTATGCATGGCGGTCCCTCGCTTCGAAGATAAATTCTTAATTCGTTCTGCTTCTTCATGTCCTACTTTATTTTTCCACGCGTTTAAATACTCTTGATTTTTAGTTTTTGCAAGTATTGTTGTAACGCTCGGTGCTCTCATACCGTCGACCTCATAGATCCGCGATCCCTGGTCCGTTAACTGTGTACCTTGTCTATAGGTATATTTATCGCTTTTTTTCATTTAGTAATAATACTCTCTTCATCCAAGCCCAATCACCAATCCTGTGACACGTGTGTTGGATCACTTTTAAAATTTTAAGTTTTAATTTTTTCATTTACCTCTTTAAAGACCTTAGCTGAAGCTTCATTTCTTTCCCATTTAGTAATAATATTACTAATCTGTTGAAAGGGATAATTACGCGCTACCATATCGTTCCGATAAGCTTTAATCTCCTCTAATAGTTGTTTTGTCTCATCATTCATATTTTTTCTCTTTCTTTTTTATTTCTTAATGACTGTTTATAAGATTCATCTAATTCATCCTGTTCTTTTTTTCCGAAAATTTCTTCCCATCTTTTTCTATACTTATTCGTGGAAACCCTTGATTTTCCATCCCATTTTGTACCTTTGGAATCCTTACTCATATTACAAATATTATCATATATAAACTTAGAATGATCATAACTCCAAGTCCACCAAAAACTAATATAAAAAAATTATTTTGATTCATTCAATACTATCCTTGTTGCTGTTGTCCATGGATTCACGTCTTTCATGGCACATCCACTAGTGAAGACGATCAATGTGATCGTGAACAGCATAAGGGTTATACTGACCCGTTCCCAGTTGTTCATCTATCTCTATCTCTCCTTCTGATTTACATTTTTTACATTGTACGACAGAATGTTTAGTTAAACCCCATCGCCATATGCTAAAAATAGGTGTTTTCTTTTTTACATATCCATTACCATTACATTTAGGACATATCATCTTATGTTTAGACATTGTAACTCCTTTGTAAATTTAGCTTCTTCTACTTTTTCTACTTTATTTATTGTATCAGTATCTAAGTTCATAATACATTCATCAATAGCGTGTACTTCTAATCTTTTCATATCGTCAGGATTATTCTTATCATACTTAACCTTGTATGTACTATCTTTCTCTAATTTTTTATCTTCGATGTTTAACAACTTAAGCATCATTTTATTCTTATCATACTTTTGTTCTTCAATAGGGAGTGCTCGGTCTTCTGCTAAAAGTTTATTTCTCATCGCAACTTCTTTTGCATCTCTCGTTTCTAAAAAATTTCTAAAAAATTTTTCTCGAAGTTTAATTTTAACATATAGTTTTTCATAAACAAATTCCGGTTCAAGTCCTGCAAATCTGCAAACCATCTGGAAATCTTCATTTTCTTTATCTATCCATTTTAATGCTTCGGCTGATTCTTTATGATCTGTAGGAAAGAAAGCATCCATGACTGCTCTCTCCAGTACAGCTACCCATAATACTTTACACCAATCCGTCTCTTGCGAATTTTCTATAGGTAGCGTCTGCGAGTTTAAAAATCCATCACTCATGTTTTTTCCCTGAGAGTTTACCGTTTAAACGTTTCTTTTCTTTAGTAGCCAACGTTTCAACAGTCTTGCTTACAGAGAGTTTAACACCAGGTATTTGTGCTTTTGATATAGCAATCAAATCATTATACACCTTATGAGTGACTGATATGTTACGATATTTAGTTATATCTGTCATGTTTCTTCTCCTTGATTAACTGATTTACTTTAGTTTCTAAAAGTGATACTTTCGCTTTCAACTTAATGAAATCTTTTATGATTTCCTTAACAAGTGAAATTAATTTCTTACTTTCCATAATTTAATTTATAGGATATTTAGATAGGATTGTCAATGATAAAGCTAACAATATTTTTGTGTTCTCTTTATATGGGAACATGTTTACAACCCCACACGTTTGAAGATACGTACGGAGATAATTTCTCATGTATGTTGGATGGATATCAGAGATCATTTGATAAAATGGTAGATTTAGGTGCCGAAGAAGTCAATAAGTATGGTTTATATATTAGGTTTGTGTGCCAAGACATAGAGCCAAAAATTCCACAACCAAAGGACCCAGCTACATAGTTGACTATGTGTCCAAATTGTGTTAGAATTGTGTTCTTCTCACGGAAGAATTTAATTCTTCCCACCTTTTGTTCCCGATGTCTCTGTTGTCCCTCTTCAGAGATCGGGACTTTCTTATTTTTCATAGTCTAAAATTAATTTCCCATCTAAATGATCCATTTCATGTAACACAACTCTACATGGTAAATGATAAAATGTTTTAAATTGTTTCTTTCCGTGTCTACATATCCATTCAAGATTCACAGATATAGACCTACTCACTTTTACTTCATGACCAGGGCAAGATAGACAACCTTCATTGTCGCCCATCTTAATATTATTTTTTGTTTTTATAACTGGATTGACAAATACTTGTGGTTTATCTCTTTCATTACTTATATCCATCACAAAGATTCTTCTGTTATAACCTATTTGATTTGCAGCAAGACCAACACCATTGTGTTCATACATTACTTTAATCATATTCTCTATTAATTGTTCATTATCTGGACTAATAGGAATATCTATTTCGTTAGTGCCTTCTCTTAAAAAGACATGTGGTTGTTTTACTATTTCCATATACACCCATAAAAATCACCACTACCATCTTTCATCATATGTGCATTGATAGGGTAATCAGCATAATCTGTTAATTTTAACCTTAATATCTCACAGAGATCTGCGTATTTCACTGTTTCTTCCACCAACTGAATAGATTTTAACATCTCTTTAGTTACTGGAACTAAATGATACATCCCATCTGTGAGAATTATTAAGTCCATTAAACAGTAGTATTATACTTCCTACCATTGCTGATAAAATGTATAACATCCTTCTGTTTTTTATTAATGTATTTGATAGTGCCGCTCCACTTGGGTTCCGCGGTAATCAAAGACTTCAATAATTTTTTATAAGACATAGCTTCCTTTTCTTCTGGTTCAGCTCCATCTTTTGTTATTTTAAATTTATACTTCATACTTTCTATGCTGTATATATAGGAAATTAAATGATCTTTGTCAACCCTTCTTCCTCTTTTTTTGTTGCCTTTTTTCTTGTTTATTTCTGCGCTTTTTATGACGTCCAGGACGTTTTTTAGGCTTTGCTCTTACTTCTATATTCTTAAATTTTATTCTCGCCATGGCTCACTGGTACATATTTCACTGAGCCATTAATGTGTTGCTTAACTAATTGTCTACAATTAAAACATGTATATAATCCTTTTCTAAAACTAATCATTGATACATAAAATTCACAGTATGGGCACACACCATAATCTAAATTTAAATCTTTACCAGTATGCATCCGACCAATCTGTTTTATGATAGTTGACAATTTCGGACGCCTTTTTCTTTTTATTGTATTTCTTTTTGCTTTTGATTTTACGGAGACGGAAAAGCTTACACCTAAGTATTTTCGCAATAGGGTTTTTAGCCATTTTTTCATCAGTCTAATATCAATTTCTTAATAGACTTTTCACCCATGTAAATCTCGGTCTCAGCCTTACTCTTAATGCATTTGTAAGTTACATTTGGAGTGTACTGTCTCTCTGCGTGTCTTTTCCCGCGTAAGCATTGGGCCATTCCATCTGGCTGTATTCTGTGCTCCTTAATTTCTGCTCCTATGAACATAATTAGGGCGACCACTGTCTCTATCATTTAATGTGTACCTCCATTTGTGTATTTCATCTCTCTAGATGCGTCTTTTAATTTTTCTATATCTTCTAACACTTTATCCATTTGTTTTGTTAAAAATTCTATATTTACTTTGTTTAAAGCCATAGATTCTATATGCTTGTTCAACTTATCCGTGGTCTTGTATAAATCCTCG